CGTGGCCGAGCTCACAGAACAGGCTGTAGCACAAGCGACCGCAGGTCTATTCGAGGATGTCAGTGAAGGCGATTTTAACGCTTCAGTGTCTGCGGCAGAAATGCCAAAGACATTGCGTTTAGTTGCTTCCACTGCCACTCGATTAGGCGGTGCTTTTAGATCACTTAGGCGCTTTGACGTGCCCGGTGCTTTCCGCTCTTTAGGAGCGGGCTCGGGACCTCACTATCGGAGTCTTGTGCGTCGTAGTAATACGGCGCGAAAACAAGCTCTCCGCTCTGGTGATGTCGCGAAAGCCGGGTTGCAGTTTGCTGCCGGATCTTGGCTTGAAGTCAAGTACGGCTGGAAACCGCTACTGATGGAAGTGCATTCCGGGTCCGAGGCTCTCGGTCGACATTTCGCTAAAGCGAATTCGTCTGACTTGAGATCTTACGGATCTGGAAAGGCAAAAACATCAGCCGTTCTGGCACCAAATAGTAACTACAAAGTTGTTGTAAACGGAGAGAGGAAAGTCTCGGTCCGATACGCGGTTTATAGCCGCGTTGTCAGCCCAGGACTTCGCACGGCCGCAGGTCTCGGGTTAACAAACCCGGCATCAGTGGCGTGGGAACTCCTCCCGTTTAGCTTTGTAGTCGACTGGTTCTTACCAGTCGGCAACTTTATTGACTCTTTATCCGCTACCGCTGGAACGAAATTCTCGTCCGGCGCGATGATGGTTAAAGTTGAAGAAGGTTTTGACTCATCCATTAGCTCAGCTTATTATGGCGGGCAGTGGTATGGTACGAACTGGACGTACGAAAGCTCTGATAAGAGCTTCGAACGTACTGTTCTTACGTCATACCCTGCACGTACTAATATTCTGAAAGCTAAGAAAATGACAAAAGCCCTCAACACCAATAAAGTGGTTACGTCTTTAGCTTTACTTGTTAGCGCTTTTACATGAGACATTCCGTCTCTGGGCACTATCAAGTTCACGCGTGAAAACACGCATGGAGAAAATACAATGGCTGCATTAGCAAACATTGCATTAAATGACAGCGTTCCCGCTGCTCATACTTTTGAACCCGCTGAGAATAAGCCTGGATTGATCACGTATCACGACCGAAGTGGTGGTGTTACAGTTGGTTATCCAAGTTTATCTCTGGGGAGTCGGTTGCCTACAAACAGCAATCGAAACCACAAAGCGACGGTTAGAGTCAGGATCCCTGTACTCGAAACTTCAGCCACAGCCGCCTCAGGATTTACTCCTGGACCTACGCTGTCTTATAGCCTAATGGCTAATGTAGACTTCGTAATTCCGGATAGATCCACAGCGTTGGAAAAAGCAAATTTGCTCGCTTATGTAGCGAACGCGCTTGATTCAACACCTGTCGGTGACTTGGTTACTGATGCGGCGTTGCCTTATTAAAATTAAGCTGTTTTACAAGCTTCTTTTTAACATAAGCAACGTTTCCTCACTTAAAGATAAGTTTATCTTGGTGAGGATATTATTACCACTAGTCCTTTTCGGGGCTGGTGGAACTTTTATGCATCAGAGAATCGAGGTACATGATGAAGAAAGAAATGAAAACATTTCTAGAGAAGTCCTTTCGGACTTCGTACAAGAAGAGGTCTTTCGACTCTCTCTTGCTGACTAGCCAGCCCTTCCTTGAGAAGATCAACACAGGTGTTTCATTAGGTGTATTCTTACGGTTAAAACACCGTGAATACGCTCAATACTTAGAAATGAGTATTGATGCTAATGACTACCTTACTGCTGATCACTTCTTCTTCGATTATCAATCGACGAAGTTGTTTTCCAAGGCTGAGTTCTTTCCGCGTATCTTTGATACTAAGAAAGAGGCTATGTCCAGCTTCATCAAGGCCGAAGTCAAATGCCTCCAGATGAACAACGATTGGGTTACATTCGACGCTCCCTTTAAAGGGAAGCGCGTGGAATGCGGTATACTTCATACCGCAGCACGAAAAATCGAACGTATACTCGGCCGTTGCCCCTCTGTGGAGGAACTTGACTTTTCCTTTGGACCTGGTAATAACGTCAATTTGCATAAAAACACGTCAGTTCATGACAAGTTAAATGCAGAGTTGACTTACACCTCGAACCTACGTCCGTTCCTTCCGACAATACTTAGCTCGTGTCCTTCGTGGATGCAAGCTAGGTTTTTGGAGGAAGTGCCATCGCGATTTGGTCCTTTAGCCTCTAAGGCAAAGGTCCAGCTCGTATTTGGCAGCGAACTAGGTTTCGTCCCTAAGACTGCGAAGACTGATCGTACTATCTGTACAGAACCTCTCTTGAACTCATTTGTTCAAGGGGGAGTCGGTTCAGTTATACGAAACAGGCTGCGCAGAGCGGGTTGTGATACCACTGACCAAGGGAGAAATCAAATGCTAGCGAAACGCGGATCCGTCCGCGGTGAACTAGCTACTATTGATCTCTCTTCAGCCTCCGATTTAATATCGAAGGCGGTCGTGTGGCATTTACTACCCGAACCATGGTTTGATTTACTTAACTCTTGCAGATCTCCTTGCTTTACATATGAAGGGAAGTTCTATGAACTTCAGAAATTCTCTTCTATGGGCAATGGATACACTTTCGAGTTAGAGACGTTAATATTTCTGTCTCTCGCTCGCGCAACTTGCGCCGAACTCGGTATTTCAACCGAGTCTGTTAGTGTCTATGGTGACGATATTATCGTCCCCACAGCTGCATACGAGATGCTTAGCACAGTTCTTGAACTGTGCGGCTTCTCGGTAAATCACGCCAAATCGTTTTCCGCTGGTCCCTTTCGGGAATCATGCGGTTGCGATTGGTTCTTGGGCGCACCGGTACGTCCGCTTTTCCTTAAACGGAATCCAACTACAGCATCCCTTATGGGATGGTGTAATCATATAAAACGCCTCGACAATCATCGTTATGATGATCGTTGGAGTGCCTTGTATGATGCCCTGAAAGCTCTCGTTCCGAGAGCATATCATAGGCTAGTTGGACCAGACGGATATGGAGACGGCCATTTCGTAGAATACGACGTTGATTTGAGAGAAAAACTCAAGTCTCGTCACTACAAACATGGCTGGGAAGGTCACGCGTATTATACGCTGGGATCTTCCCCACTACTCCGCGTGGCTTCGGATCCTACCGCTTATTCTGCGGCCCTTTACGGGGCTCAGAATGGTAAGATCTCTTCTGACCGCTTAATGCGGCGAATGAAGGATTCCCATCAATCAAACGATGGTTATCTAGCATTCACTAGAAGAAAGAAGACACGGACCGTGCTACGACGATGCTTCCATCCATGGAAGTAGACCTCCCCGAGGGGTCAATTCAGCATCACTCTTGTGATGCTTCTCTCCATTTGGG